GAAGATTGGAACGGGACCAGACGAAGATAAAATGCTGATGGAGGAGTCAAAAGTAGAACTCATTCGACGATTCAAAGAACTGGTCGCAGCCCATAATAAGTGGAAACGAGAAGCCATACTCCAAGCCGAAGAAAAGAAGAATCTAGAAATTGCTCTGTTAGAGGAATTGGGTTGGAAGGTAATCTACGAACGAAAAGCGGCTCTTTTGACTGCTCAAAATTCAAGTGATTTAGGAAAGCAAAAAGCCCATTTGCAAGCCTTGTATCGTGATCAAGTGTTGCACTCTGTGAAGATTGCAGAAGACCGGGAAGATCTCCAAGATAGATTGAAATCTTTGTCACTGTTTACTTATGGAACAGAAATTGAGCAAGAACGGGAAGCGAACCGACAGGCCATGGTGCGGGAACTCCGTGACACACAAGACAAGTTCCGTAAGTTGATCGCAGAAGCCAACAAGTACAATGGAGAAGTGCAGATTCTTACGATAGAGCAAGAAGATGCCCTCCAATCCATTCGTACGAATTACCAGATTTTGGGTGATCGTAAAGAACTGCTCTCAACCTTGCAATTGATGAAGGACTTGGCCGAAGCCCGTGAAGAAGGGTATCTGCGAATTGCAGAAATTCAGCAGCGGATCAACGCTGTGCAATCTGTAACTGATCCTACAAAACAACTTATTGCTGATGAAACTTTGCGTCGTGGGTTACAAGATAACTATCGGAATTTCTATCGCGCACAGCAAGACCTTGCAATGAGCCACAATTCCTATCTGGCTCAATTGCGTGGCGATGATGCTGAGCAGTCACGAATCAGTGTGCGGCAACAGTTGGAAGCCCAGGTGCGAGAAATAGAGGATAACGCCAAGCAACAGGAACGATGGGAAGGTTTCAGTGCTGAAGCAATAGTTAAAATCTGGCAAGATGCCACAGATAAAATCATCATTGCTCGTAGAGCCGCCGCTGGAGAAGAATGGCGTGTAGTAGAGATGAGTAAAGCACAACATGCGGAAGCGGCATCGCAGCTACGAGACCAGTATCAGCAAGCCTTTGGTACACGGGAACAAATCATTAGTGCCCAAATGGATTTGGTGGCACGGCAGTATCGTGTCACAGTATTGACTGCGGGTCGGTCTGATGCAGAAATTTTGGCGGCCCATAAACTCTATGTTGAACAGATGAAGCGGTTGAATGAGCAGTTGACTGGTGATTTCATCACTGGATGGGATCGGGGTTGGTCGGAATGGTTGCGGTTGCTCAGGACAAACTATGATTTCGGTGTAGAAGCCGCAAAGGTGGCGTCTGACGCGATGTACGAGGTGTTTAACGCCTTCATTGAACTTTCCAAGACTGGGTTTAAGGATTGGGAAAAGGCGGTTGTGAAGGTCTTGGAAAACGTGTTGGCAATGATCCAGAAGCTGTTGCTGGAGATGGCTATTGCCAACATCGCTAAATTGATCTTTGGTGCGGCGGCTGGAGGAGCAGGAGCAGCAGTGGATACAGGAGGCAGCTACGCAATGACTCCTGTAAATCCAAGAGCAGAAGGGGGGATGTTCTCAGGGACATTTGTTCCTGTTCAGCACTACGCGATGGCGAATGGAGCGCTCCTTTCAGGCGGCTTCACTCCGATGTCTTACGCCGCCAATGGGAATTTCTATAATCAACCGACCTATGGGTTGATTGGCGAGGCAGGCCCTGAGTTAGTACTCCCTTTGACCAAGCCAGACCGAGTCAAGAAATTGTTGCAGGAAGTCGGGCTGGCATACGTTTCCGCAAAGGAATTTGATAAAGTTAAGGATCTTGCTCCGCTGACGCAAAATGTACAATTGAAATATGCGGCTGGAGGTTTTGTGCCTGGGTCATTCCAGCCAATTACCCAAGCAGTTAAATACGCGATGGCTGGCGGAGCATTTCTCCCACACGGGTTTTCCCCGATCAGTGTCCCGGTATCGTATGCGGCTAATGGGAACTTCTATAATCAACCCACATACGGGTTGATTGGTGAAGCGGGTCCTGAATTAGTGCTCCCATTAACGAAGCCTGATCGTATGAAGGTATTGCTTCAGGAAGTAGGACTCGCTTATGTCTCTGCTAAAGAATTTAACAAAGTCAAAGAACTGGCCCCGTTAAGTCAAGACGTAAAGTTGAAGTATGCGTCTGGGGGGTTTGTACCTGGATCGTTCCAGCCAATTACTCAAGCAGTCAAGTATGCGTCTGGGGGGTTTGTACCTGGATCGTTCCAGCCAATTACTCAAGCAGTCAAGTATGCGTCTGGGGGGTTTGTACCTGGGCACTTTACTCCTATTCAAGCCTTTGCTACAGGCGGAACTATGTCGGGGTCGTTTGCCCCAATCCAGAAATTTGAAGGTGGGGGTATCGTTTCACAGCCAGTCTTAACTGTTGTTGGAAAAAATAAAGAAGCAGATGAAAAGACAGTTATTTCTCCTGAAGAGAAAAAGACCCCTCCACAAGTAATTATCAATGTGGAAAACAAGACCGGGTTGCCTGTCGAGTTGAAGAAAATGGGGCAACGGGAAAACCAAGGACAACAGATTATTGATGTAGTCATGGTTCATTTAGTGACAAACCCAGACTTCCGTGCGGCGATTGCCGGGACACGCTAATGGCGAATTGGCCAGCAACGATTATAGCCCCCTGGTTGACATTTGTAGAAGATGCGTTTAATCCGATTATTGTCACAGAATTTGAAGCCGGATATACGCAAACTCGTCCACGGTTTACCAGGGCAAAGAAACGGTTCATTCTCAAGTGGGAGTTAATGTCTACTGATCAGGTAGATATTTTGCGCCCGTTTTATGATAGCATGGCCGGTGGAGCGGTTTTTACGTGGACCCATCCTGTGAGCGGAACACCATATGTGGTTCGGTTCACAAAAGATGAGTTGATATGCACACGGCTGTCGGCTGCATGGTGGGTGGTAGATGTAGAATTGGAGGAAGTATAGATGCTCACGTTGTCGGCCGCTGCTCGGTTAGAAAAGAACCGGATGGCCACGGGTGGCGTGTTTCTGATACTGTTAGAATTGATTCTCCCAGATGATGTGCATGTTCGTGTGTGTCAAAACAATGAAAACGTCACCTGGGGTGGGTATGAATGGGCAGCATTTCCATTTGAATTAGATGCCGTTGTGTCTTCTCCGCGTGGGGAATTACCAAGTCTCAATGTGCGGATTTCTAACATTACGCGGATTATTGAAGGCTACATGGCGGAAACAAGTGGTGGGTTAAATTCTCAGGTGACTTTTCGTGTGATCAATAGTCAGTACATGGGATTAACCAAGCCAGAACTTGAAGAAACATTTGATATAATTGCAAGTTCTGCTGATGCACAATGGGTCACGTTGAGTCTTGGTATGCCTAATCCATTACTCCAACGCTTTCCGCTCAATCGGTATTTTCGAGATAACTGCCGATGGGTCTTTAAAGGTGTAGGGTGTGGGTATGTTGGGGCGGAAACAACATGTAATCATACGTTGAATGATTGTCGGTTTCGAAATAATGAATTGCGGTTTGGTGGATTTCCTGGGATTCCTGGTGGAGCCTTGTACAAATTATGATCACAGTTATTATTCCATCTGTACAGGATCTTATTGGGATTCCATTTGAAGCTGGTGGCCGAGGGCCAGTAACGTATGATTGTTGGGGATTAGTTCGTGAAGTCCGTCGGCGGTTTGGGCTAGAAACTCCAGAATATATTTATCAAAATACCGACGTGGAAGATCCAGCAATTATCAATAATGTTATGGTTCCCGCAACACAAGATGTTCGATGGCATACGGCTGGTCCAAATGATGTTGGGGGCGTGGTAGCAATTCGGAACGCCGGGGGACCATTTGTGAATCATTGTGGGGTGTTAATCGCCCCGTACATGTTCATGCACACCCTCAAGGGTGTAGGCGCTCATGTTGTCCGGTTTGATTCTCCAATGTATCGGCATCGGATATTCGGAGTGTATGAATGGACCAAAAGTTAAGTATCATCTATATTCGTAATCCATTTGACCCACATGGTAGTCGGGACATCGCGGTGATGGACTGGCAACCAGGGGCGTCCCTTGCCGATTACATGTTGGATGTCATTCCTGCCCAGGAGTACGCCCTGAGCCTCAATGGCGGCAAAGTAGAACTAGAACTTCGTCCGTCTATATTCCCCGTGCCTGGGGATCAACTTGTTGTGTGTCCTGTGGTGGAAGGTGGGGGTGGGGGAAGTGGCAAGCAGATCCTGCGGATCATCGCAATCATTGTCGTCACTATTATCGCCGCATTAGTTGGGCAATTCTATGTTGGACCGTTGTTGGCGAGTGCTTGGGGGGCTGGAGCAGTAGCAACTAGCATGATTGTTGGAGCAACAGCAGCCTTGATGGGTTTGGGCGCATCAATGTTGATGAATGCGTTGCTTCCCCCGCCCAAAGTCTCACTCCCCACGCTTGGTGATGGTGGAAGCGATTCCCCGACGTATGGCTGGAATGGCGTCCGAACGATGGCCATGCAGGGCGTTCCTATTCCAGTTTTATATGGAACGCATCGTGTTGGAGGAAATGTCATTTCTTCCAAGGTCATTTCAGACGGAACAAATCAGTATTTAGATATGTTGATTGCATTGTGTGAAGGATCAGTTATAGGAATTGATGATATTTTGGTCAACAATAATCCATCAGGAAATTTTTCCAATCTACAAATGTATGCTCGTGTTGGAGAAATGACTCAAGATATTATCCCATTCTTTGGGGACATTTCTACAGAGATGTACCTGAATATGCGAGTGGTAAATGAACATTGGGTAGTGCAAAACACAGTGGGTAATGGAGTCGAAGGGATAGAAGTTGATCTGACATGGCCAGCGGGTTTATTCTATATGTCAGGATCTAATATAATAGAACAAGGCTTGTGGGTAGATATTCAATACAAATCTGTTGGAACATCAGACGCTGAGTATATCTCGTTTGATGGATATCCTGCACGTATGGGTGCCGCAACCCGAGAGGCGTATAGAGTTAGTGCTCGCATAGATGGGTTAGCACCAGGAGCGTACACTGTTAGAGTTCATAGAGATCCTGTGCCAATTAGTGTGTACGCTGTAACTGATTTTTATTGGACTGCATTACGTGAAATTGTGTACGATGACATGGCCTATCCTGGTGTTGCACTCCTTGGGTTACGCGCACTCGCAACCAATACGCTCTCTGGCACGGCCCCCAACGTAACGGCGCTAGTTACTCGTGGCAATGTAAACGTACATGATGGAACGCAATGGACGACTCGGTCAAGTGATAATCCGGCCTGGGCTGCATATGACATGTTGGTCAACACACAGTATGGGGGACGTATTTCTCCATCTCGGGTGGACTTTCCCAGTTTTGAACGGTGGGCCAATTTTTGTGATGAACAGGTTCCGTATGGAAGTGAAGAACAAACAGAACGGCGGATTACGTTTAACGTGGTGCTGGATACATCCTCTTCTTTGTGGGATGCTGTAAATGTCGCGTGTCAAGTTGGACGAGGTGCAATTATCATTCGGGGTACCAAATACTTTGCGTACTATGATGCTCCTGGAGTACCCACACAACTGTTTTCTGTTGCGAACATTGTTCCTGATAGTTTTAAGGAATCTTATCTACCAGTAAAAGACCGGGCCACTGAACTGGAAATCCAATATGCTGATAAAGAAAATAATTACGAACGGTCATCTTTGAACGTTATGACCGATGAAGGGTTTGCGGGAACAGGTCTACAGCAAAAGACAACGATTTCCATGCTTGGGTGCGTAACAACTACCCAAGCATATCGAGAGGCCCGATATCGGTTATTGATGAATCAATATCTCATTCGTACTATTTCGTACGATGTGGGTATTGATTCATTAGCCTGTGAAGTGGGTGATTTAATTTATGTGCAGCATGATATTCCTTCATGGGGGTTAGGTGGTCGCATAGAAAGTGCAACCATCAATACGGTAACACTTGATCAGTCTATTGTGTTAGAAGAAGGAAAATCCTATCGCCTTATGGTTCGACATACCAATGATATGCTTTCTCAACGAACGGTCGTCGTTCCTGGGGGCGGATATACTGGTGACACAGTTACCGTAACAGCAGATTTCCCTCACGAGCCGAGTCAATACGATATTTATGTCTTCGGTGAAGTGGATAAAGACCGAAAGGTCTTTCGATTGGTTTCTGTACGCCGATCCAAGGATTTTGATTTTACGCTCACTGCATTGGAATATGATGAACGGGTGTATGCGGAGCAAATTGCACCCACACCGCCTCCGCCTGGAGACCCGTATGCTGTTCCTCCATATGTGACAGAAATTTCTACCTCATATCGGTGGTATGCAGATCCTACTGACCCAGTTGTTCCTCCTCCAGTTGATCCTGGAACCGGTGGTGGAAATGGGGGGAACGGGGGTACTAATGATAACGCTGACAGCACTGACGGAACAGGAACAGGGAGTCAAGGGGGAAGTGGTGGAGACGGAAGCACAGGTGGGGATACTGGTGGTGATACAGGTCAGTAATATATCATAAGCTGGATTAATCAAAAGGACATAGTATGCCCACGTTGACAGATTTCTTTTGGAAACCACCAGTAGGAACACCCTACGTGGAGTATTATCTCTTTTTACGACTACCAGGAGAAACGACCTGGAATCCAATGACTTCTGTGAAGCACCCGCGATGTACTGCGGTACTTCCCAATCTTGTTGTTGGGCAGACATATGAATGTACAATACTGAGTAAAACTCGTATGGGTGTCTGGAATACGTTTGAGGGTTCAACAATTCATACGTTTACTGTTGGAGATAATTCTCCTATACCGTCTGCTCCATCTGGATTTGCCTTAGCACCACGATCGTATGGGTTCAATGATGTTCTACTCGCGTGGACTCCTGGTGCAAACACCTATTACATGCAGGTGTGGTGGTCATTTGTGAATGATCGTGATTCAGCAATTCTGGCGGGAGAACCTGTGTGCAATCAACCACTCAATATCTGGGGGTACACTGCAAATCCGTATGGATGGTCTATTCAGTTTACCAGTGCAGATGCAGCCAGATATATCTATTGCTGGATTCGTCCTAAAAGTTATTGGGCGAAGTTAGGGGACTTTTATCCTTTTTCAAGATTTGAAGGACTTTTGGGGTATGTAGTCCCTGAAACTCCACCGGTAGATACCGGCAGATAGTTGCCGTTTCTTTGCGATAGAAAGGTGTAAAAATGACAGATCAAACCGTATTACAGTCGATCACTGATCATTTCGGGATCATCTTGAACTCCGTGCTGCTCGCGGCGGTCGGTGGGCTGGCCAAGATGATCAACTCTCGGTTCAAGGAGGTGGCAGAGCAGCAAGAGAAGACGAACATCCACCTTGCAACACTAAACAACAGGGTGCATAAGGCCGAACAATCCTTGTATGATAACGCAAAGTTGGCGGAAACAATTCAAACTGCCCATGCCGAAACCCGTCGCCATTGTCAGGATACCAACAAGCGGGAGTTTGATTCGGTTTGGCGCACGTTATTTCAGGCTGCAATGAAGAACAAGGAAGATCAAGGATAGATAATCTAATGACACCAACATACATTGTTATCCACCATTCGTTGACAATGGACAGTGGTACAGTGTCTTGGGGAGCCATTCGGCGATATCACACAGAAACCTGTGGGTGGAAGGATATTGGGTATCACTGGGGAGTGGAACAGGTCGGGGACTATTATGAAATTCTGGTCGGCCGGACCATGGAAATGGATGGAGCGCATTGTGTCACTGCCAGTATGAATACACGGGGAATCGGCGTGTGTTGTGTTGGCAACTTTGATCTCGCACCTCCCCCACCTGCTCAACTAGAAGTCCTAACCAGATTGGTCGCGTGGCTGCAACATGAGTTTTATATCCCCCGCACGAAAGTAATTGGTCATCGGGATGCAGGGATGATGGTTAGTTTGGATTGGCATGTGGGGGCCTTCAAATCCTGCCCTGGAAAGTTATGGGATTTGACTGAATTTCGTAAACGACTTCCAGTTTAACGGAAGGATCACCATATGAAATGCCAAAAGATCATACAGCAGATTTTTCATTCGTTGTAACTCGTGGTCCTGTTGTTGCGTCGGGTACCTGTGGGGAATGTGGACGCTGTTGGTGGGAACTTCCTATGCCGTTGGTGTTTGGTCGTTGTCGGCGGGAGCATGACTATGCGAAAGGATACTATTTTAGAAAAGATTACAGATAAATTGGAGACAGAAACAACGCACGAGGTTACAAAATGAAGTATGATGGGTTTTGGTTATTGATTATTTTTGCTGTACTGATCACAGTCTGGATACTCACAGCTAGAAAGGGAGATCGATGATGAAGAAATTACAGTGGATCAGCATGGTGCTTGCGGTAGTGCTGTTGTCTGGGTGTGGAATGATGATGGGTGGGTATTCTGCAAAGGACATGAATGAGTGGGTGGCGCAAAGTGAGGCAATCAACGCAAATGGGTGTGTCTATATGCGAGGGAATGCTCGCCCGTATGCTGATGTGAGCATGATGTATATTGCCGCGTATGGTAAGAATGCCCCGCAGTATCTGGAATGCCTTGAAGCAATTCCTCCAGAAGCACGATTCATTAATCCATCACGGCAATTGCCGTGAAACATTGGCTTCCGTGGAGTACATACCTTTCACGTAGAGGTAAATCAATAGTGTTTTATCTTCTACTGATCAGCGTACTTGGAAGTATCGTAACCTTGTCAATAATTATATCAAAACTTCTTGATTGGTTAATTGAACAACCGGTTGTTCGAGGATGGGTACTGCGATGACTACAGATTGGATCGTCTATCGGCGAAAGTACAAATATCGCTTATTTGACGATTACATCACGCAGCTACCCTTCAAGGTGTCTATAGATATTATCACTCCATTTGTTACTTTGTCTAGAAGTGGAGCGTTAATTATCAAGGAAGGGTATTCCTGGGATGGTCCCAGTGGTCCGACGTTTGATACAGATAATTTCATGCGTGGATCATTGGTGCATGATGCACTGTACGAGTTGATGCGTGCCAATTTGCTGAATCACGAGATCTATCGTATCAAAATAGATACTGTGCTTTTTCAAATGTGTTTAGAAGACGGCATGAATTGGCTGCGAGCATGGTGGGTATATCGTGGGGTTCGGTGGGGAGGACATGCTGTAGCAGATCCCCAATATGTAAAGCCATTACTACGATCTCCAAACAAAAAGTGGCAGTTATCCAATCAGTATAGGTAGTTGTTGGCTCGGTATGGTACTATAGTCCTTGCCGTGCTCGGGACGAACTGTGTATTACAAAACATTTTGAAAAGAAAGGAAGGAAGAATTATGGCAGATCCCGTTGTGCAGGACGTCTCTCAGGCAGCGCAGGCTGCCGCTCAAGCTGCCGCGCAGAACATGGCAGCGCAGGTAGCTCAGCAGATTGCTGAGCAGGTCGGTCAGGCTGTTTCCCAGGCCATCCAGAAGTTCATGCAGACTACCGGGGCCGCCACGATTGGGACGGGCGTGTCCGGGGCTCAGACCACCAGCCAGTCCACGCGGGAAGAGTTGGGCGACATCGGTGGGACCGAGAACATCGAGGCCAATCTCGCGGCGAACACCAACCTCATCATGGCCAATACCAAGCGGACCTATGATGAGTACCAGCATGAGTCGCTGGAGAGTGTCCGGCGCAATCGGTCCTACGTAGACAAGATCCTCGCGGAGAACGCGAGCCACGACCATCGGGTTCGGCAGATTGCAGAAATTGCCCTGTCCAACGCGGTGGATACCGCTAATCTCGTGAACAAGCAGGCCGTGGCCCATCGTGACGTCGCCATTGACCGGACCTGGAACGTGGACGAGGTGTCCACGCTGACCGCCAAGTCTGGCGTGCAGGCCGACACGATCCAGTCCATCGTGGCCGCGACTGTGGCTGCGACCCTGTCCGAGATCAACAAGCAGAAGGCAGCCTAACGGTTAGAGCCTCTATTCGTCCCGAGCGAACCCAGGAGGACTAGCCAACGAGCATGAGGGCTAGGGGGGTAGCTACCCCCCTAGCCCTTAGTGTTTCTGATTGCAAATTAGGGGCCTTCGAGGCCCTCAGAGGGGGTGTTTAGGGTGGCAATAGTGGGGTTTTCTAGGGCCGCATATGCCCGTAACACCTGATTCTGTAGCTGCGTATGAAAGTGAGAAGGCAAGGGGACGAATTCTGCTTGTTGGGCTACTGCAATATCTAACCAGTCTTTTAATCGGTTCTTAACTTGTCCCATATCGGATACAATATAGGGAGTGACATTAAAGTGTCGGAGTAGGGTGCCCGCAGCATTGATATCAACTAATTGGGCTACTCCGACAGAGAGGCATTCATAGAACCGTGTTGCAGGACTGGTATCTCGGCCATGAGAATATTCATCTTCAATGTAAATGGTGGTGGTCCATTGGCTGAGTTCTCTGTACAGAGAATTTAACGGAGGAATTAAAGAGACCTTGTTACCAAGCAGGCGACGAAAATCGTCGTGACTCACTTCTGGAGCACTGATAGTTGTTGTGTAGGGAACTTGGTCTCCGAAGTAATCGAGCAATGATTGACTTCTTCTTTGTCGTAGATCCCCGTAGTAAAACAATCCAGGAAATTTAGTAAAAGATTTATCAACACTATACCGATATCCAATCATATTCCAATTCACGTAAGACCCTTGATCAAACTGGAGTATTTTATTCGGGATGGTAGACCAGTAAATAGGTTTCCAGGGTCGGTTATCTTTTTTGTAGGCGTCGCGAAATGCGATCGGTGGACGTAACGCATAATCATTTTGAACAAACACAAACCGTTCGGCAAACTGAGCAACACGCGCCATGTACATCCGCCAATCTTCACTGGCAAACGCATCAAGCCCATTAACATAGATCATGGTATCTACGGTCAATGGGGGGTCTTGCACTAGACTGGTGTACAAAGGAACTTGTAAGACATTGGCGATGTAGTTTGCAAGACGCCAACCAAGCTGTTGAGGCCGATGGATCCAATAGAACACAGCGGTTTTCATGTGTTGTTTTCCAAATGAGTGGTTGCTTTGTCTATGGCTGTTTGGAGTTTATTGGTAAAGACTGCGACATTTGGCCGACTGCGAAATAGCTTCAAACAGTTGACCATATCTCGCAAGAGATCTTCTGTATCCAAACGCCTGAGCAGCAAGTTGGTTCGGGACTCCTCAAGAATTTTTCGTTCATTGATGAGTCTCTTGTTTTCTTTCCGAAGGGCTTCATTTTGATCTGTCAGTAGTTGGTTGTAACCTTCTAAAGTTGTGACCATTCCAGCGTACTCGCTGAGTACCTTGTCCCTACTTCCAAAGATGACTCGCCAATTTTTAAACATTGGTCTCTCCATGCTGAAGTATCCACGCCCGGTGGCCGTCGCGGTATCCAACCGTGTTGTCTTGCACCCATTGAGATTCTGTAGGGAAAATAGTGGATCTGAAGGAACTGTGCAGATTTATTGAGGCGTTATACCATCCTGTGCGGAACCCTTCACGGTAGGCGTCAGTGTTTTTAAGTGGATGATTACTGTCTTGGAGAACTTCCACCCAAGTTTTCAGTATTTTCATATTTCCTCTCAGGGCCAATGGCCAAATTTTGTCAATAATTCTTCTAGCAAAGGTAAGCGGACATGCCATCGTTCTTGCAGAATTTTATATGCGTCAACATCCCCAGCTTTGGCCTGTTGTTCCAATACAAAGCGAAGTGCGAGTTTGGCGTCGTAGTCTCGAATGTTTTGGAGTTCTTTGGTATTAAAAAACTCTTCGCGTGTTTTGAACGTAACACCAACCTGAAGGGGGATATGGTGCCGATATTTCTTGTGAGCATTGTTTCGTAGGGTTTTGTGATCGGCGTGCTCTGTGCAAGCACAGAGGCGAGCGGCTCCATAGCTTTCTACATGATACGAAATAAAGAGACTAAAGATTTTACATCCTCTGTACACACAGCCAATAGATTTTTCTAGTTCTCCGTTCAAAATTCTTCGCCAGGG